TCAGGATTGGCGATCATGCCGCCACGAATCTGCCCGACCACCCGCATCGCATACGACATGCTCGACATGAGATGCAGTTCGTCGACCAACACTCCCACCGGTTTCGCGCCGGTCATAACCTTCATGTCGAAGGTCTTGATCTTGAGTTTCGACTTGGTGAGCCGATCGGTGATGGTCTTGATGTGCTCCTGCAATAGAAACCGCTTCTGCAGATAGCCTTCCGGATCAGCATCAATCATCCCGGCCGCCTGCTGAAACGCAAGATCAGCCACCTCCTGCGTTGGCCCGACAAACAGAAACTCAGCCCGCGGCCGCCTATTCAGCAGCAATGCCGTCAGCATGATTGCAGCGCCGCCAGTCGTCTTCGCGTTTTTCTTCGGCACCAGCGCGAACAACTCAGGCACCTTGCGGTGGCCTTTCTTGTCGAGCGAGCCGAACACCGCGCGCACGATGTCGCGATGCCACTCACCCGCAGCCTCGGCCAGAGGCGGCTGACCGACGACATCCGGTAGCCGCAGCATGTTGAATATATCGACTGCCCTGTTCGCCGCAGCCTCGTCCAGTGGAAGATCGGGAACGAGCGATCGTCCTTCCTTCAGCCGCTCCTGCCAGTCCGGACAGGCAAACCGCCAGCCTACTGAACCAGGCTGCTCCACGTGCTTCCTTTATGCGCCTGTTCGGCGGCAACCTGCGCCTGTTCCTTCTTGCCGAGCACTACCTGTCCGGCGTCATCGCCGTCAAACAGCCGCACCGGCTCGCGCTGCCCGAGGTATTGCTTACCGAGCCAGATCGCCATTGCGGCATTCGTCTCTGCCATCTTGAACTGGCTACGACGCAGTGATGCTTTGCCACTCTGTTGGCCGTTCTCCCATTTCTCACATGCAAGCGGATCGCGCTTGATCAACTCGATAAAGGTCTTCTTCGTTATGCCGAGGACTGCCGCGGCCTCTTGTTGCGTGCATTGGATCTTAGCCAATCCCTCGATGGTCTTGAGGGTTTGTTCGTCCGGATCAAATTTTTTGCCCTGCATGGATGATCCTAACCTGGCACTCGCATCGGACACCCGCAGATCCAGGCTGCGAGCAATGAATAATAGCCGTGTACCGGACCTAGTTCCGACACCGGCAGCCAGCCGAGCAGCATGAACTCGTCGAGCCGATCGAGTCGCACATAACGAAACGTCGCATCAGACGGCAGCCGCATGCCGCTCCGCCTTGCGCCCGGTGAAATTCTGCCACCGCTCGACCGTCACATCGCAATACGCCGGCGCGATCTCCAGCGCATGACAAACGCGCCCGGTCATCTCCGCGGCGATGATCGTCGTGCCCGAGCCGACAAACGGATCGTAGACCGCCTGGCCGGGCGAGGAGTTGTTCTCGATCGGACGCTTCATGCACTCGACAGGCTTTTGCGTCGAATGACCTGTTTCAGATTTGCGATGTTCAATTGACCAAAGTGTTGATTGTGTCCGGTCGCCTTGCCAATGACCGGAATTGCGAACTGCGTACCAGCAAGGTTCATGCTGAACGTGATAGTGCCCGCGCCCAATAACAAATTTCGATTTTGCCCAAATGATTTGAGTGCGAATGCTAAACCCACATGCCTCAAGAGCCTGTTGCGTACTGTTGGCATGCAGACCGGCATGCCAACAGTACGCAACATCACCAGGAAACAAGATCCAGGCTTCACGCCAGTCGGTGCGGTTGTCGTTAGTCACCTTGCCTTGTGCCGGATGACTGTTGACTGACTGCAATGCTCGACGATGTGTTGCGTCATACTCGACGCCATAAGGCGGGTCGGTCACCATCAGGTTAGGCTGCACACCGCTGAGCGCACGCGCCACATCATCGGCATTCGTCGCATCACCGCACACCAGCCGGTGGCCGCCGAGCTGCCACACATCGCCCCGCTGCGTGATCGGGATCGCAGGCGCCTCGGGCACGTCGTCCGGATCGGTCAGCCCCTGGTGACCGGATAATCCCGCGATTTCATCCGGGTCGAACGCCGTCAAACTTAGATCGATGTTGAGCCCAGCCAACGCCGCCAGCTCATCGCGCAGCAGATCGTTGTCCCACTCGGCCTCTTGCCCCGAGCGATTGTCCGCCAGCCGATACGCCCGCGCCTGGACCGCCGTCAGATCCCGCGCGATATGCACCGGCACCTCGGCAAGACCCAGCGATGATGCCGCCGCCAGCCGGGTGTGTCCCGCAATAACCACGCCATCACCATCGACTACGATCGGCTGACGAAATCCGAACTCACGGATCGACGCCGCAACCTTGCCGATCGCCACATCGCTGATCTTGCGCGGATTGTGCGGATAGGGCCGCGGTTTATCGGTAGGCCAGCTTTCAATGGGAAGGTGTAAGGCTGTCATAGCGTCCTATGAAAAAATTCTCCGAATGGGGCGATAGCGTGCGGGGATACATCGGCGGTTTCAACACTTTTGTACCCCCCCGGTCAGCCTCGTCTTCGGCGTCGAGCAATTATAGTCTTGATCTCATGATGAGATGAGCAAAGGCACTGCCCATTGTTGAGATCAAGCAGTGACCCACCATCACGCAACTCGATGATGTGGTCTGCATACATGCGATGTGCTGGGCGTGCCTTACTGCATTGGTTGCCATACTCATCAACGGCCTGGCACCTACCATGTGCACGGCTCACCACTGCAGTGCGCCATGCACGAAACTCGGGTGTGTCATAGATAGGATTTTTAATTTTGGCCTTTCGGCTATTGGCGTATTGATCGAACCTTGGTGGTAGTGGTGTCGTGCGCGTATCAATCGTGCGTATGACCGGGGTGAGATCGCGCAGCCTCTTAGGCATCAGCACCCTACACAGATGGATGGTTGATCTAGCTCAGGCGGGCGAGGGCGAGGCAAGGGTACCGATGACGGCGTGTCCGTGAAACCCAATGATGCGCACCGAGGGTATGCCGAGCAGTAGAGCAACCAGCATGTACAGTGCGATGAGGGCAACAACACCGATATAGAGTTTGCGCACCATGTCAGGAACAGCAAGGCCCATCCATCCGCAGAACCACAGGATGATGGCGCCTACCAGCAGCAGGATGGCGACCGTGATGGCGATGTTGATGATGCCGAGCAGGATGGCTGGGAGGGACATGGGGAATGACTCCCTAAACGCAAAACGCCACCAGTTGGGGCTGGTGGCGTTTATCCTTGTTGCGGCAAGGTGCAGTGCGGGGAAGGCCGACTGCTAGGTGGCAATCTGCGCTGGACGCGCAAATCGCACCTACCACAGAAGTGCATGGAACTGTGCAGTCTGTCAATTACTGGTAGCAGCGGCCGTCCGGTCGAATACCTGTTGTGCTGCTGCGATCCATCCGGCGCGCTGGATTCCGACCACCATGTTGGCCCAGGCCGCGTAATGGCGAATACCGCAGACGATGGCGCGTGCGGTTCGGGTTCTGCCGTGCCCGATATCGTTGGCGATGACCGAGATCGGGTGTTCGTCGATCACCGCTGACCAGACCACCTGCATCATCGGGTTGCGGGTACGCTTCCATTCATCCGACCAGTGGTTCTGCCACTGTTGGTAATTACGTACAGCGATGGCGATTTCGGCCGGCCACGGATTGTCGCCCTGGCGACCGTGAGCGATGCGCTCGAGCATGGCCGCCGCTAGATGGCCTCTAGAACAAACAGCCGTGACCGCCTGTGCGATTTGCTCGGCAGCGGCTAGTTCGACCGCACCTATTTTTTTCGCTTCCACGAGCGTCCGCAATGGCGGCTGATGCCGTTGCAACTTCAGGATAGTTTGTCCCGTTCCTGTATCTTGTACGGGTCCGGTGATTTCCTGCGCACGCAGTTTTTTCAGGTTGGCTTCGTGGGCGACGGCCTCGGCCTTGCGGATTTCGCGCTGCATTTTGGCGAATGTGGCCTGGCTGCGGCTCATGGGGTGATCCCGATCCAGCGCGGAAAATGCAGCAAAACGTATAGCACGACGATGCACGTGGTCGCCACGATGACGCAGATCCACATCAGGCGCCGGTCTTCGGGCATCTCGGTGTGTTCCTGCTGCTTTTATCGGCCAACCCCTTTTAGGCTTCGTTTTTGGGCTTATCCACACTAATCCACAGGAGTTCCTCGCGCGGAGCTACATACTCAGTAGAAGTTATCTTTCTTCTTATTTGGTTAGCATATGCAAAAGGCCCGTTTTGCATATGCATAGGCTTGCTATTGTTTTGCATATCCATGTGCTCTGGGTTTCTCCCATCTTTTCAACGCTGCGACCGCTCGGAGCCGACGCACTTTTTGCACCGTCAAATACGTTTGAGAGAGCCGCTTCTGAGTCAAAAAACCGCCGATTGCCGTCATCGGCCGCAGCACCGGTTCCTTGATTTTGTTCCATCGCTTGAGCGACACGCCGCCTATCCGCGCCAGCTCCCGCGGATCGTCCGGGAGCCTCGCACCATGCCGCCACATGGCAACCAGCAGCCGGACATAAACGCCCATCTCCTCCGCCGTCATGTGCGTCGTGTCCGCAATGAGGGCATCAGTTTTGAGCGGCAGGACAGGGAGTTCTGCCATTCATCAACCTTCACGAATTTCGGTATTTGTGGCTCCCAGGTCGGCCCACCGTGCGCCACACGCTCACGGATCACGCGGTAACACTCGTCGATCGAACGACTGAAATCATCTTCGGCGTTGTAATCATCATCAGTCACGCCGCTATGCTCCAGGCATCACGATTAAATGGATAGAGCCGCGATTCATGCATGAACCAGGTGCCCGGCTGAAGCTTGTGCCCGTCGGGCGCAACATCGTGATGAATGCGGAAGATTTCCTTGTCGATCCAACCAACAAGTTCACAGCGCGCATCATCAACGCGCACCAACGCCAACACATCGAATGACTTTATATTGAACAGGTGGTTTTTAGTAATCGGCCAGATCAGATATTGAGCACCGCCTCGACTGGCTTTTATGTCGAACTTAAAACCTGCCAGCACGAGATCAAATCCGGCATCGCAGATATTTCCCCAATTCAGCACAGCGAACGGATCAAGCCTGGCCCACAGACAAACCGCAACTTCGGCAACACGTCCCATAGTCTGAACTTGAACACTGGTTTCAATGCCATTTCTTGCAAGCGCGCGTGATTGTTCATTTAGCCCGGCCTTGTAGGCATCAACTGTCTGCTGGCCGTATGCCCAGCATTGCCGCATCCACATATAGGGCACGATAACGATCGGGCGGTTCATGCTGCCGCCTCCGACAAAGGTGCTTCGAATCCCCATCCATCCCAACCAGGCCGCGCTTTGCGCTGGTTTAATTCGATCTTCGGTATGTTCGGGTAATACTCCTCGATCAGCTCATAGAACCGATCCGGCTTCTCGCTGTGTCGGCCGCGTGGTGCATCAATCACCGACGCCCATTGTGATCCTTGTGCCGGCGCAGGAATGCTGCCGCGAGTACCGACCAGCAGCAGCTCATGCCAGTTGCGAAACCAGTAGCCGGTGCCGCCCTTGTCCTTTTTCCAGATAACATGTGAGACGTAATCGAAACCCCAAGCTGCCATCACCTCGAGCGCATGCGGCAACATCGGCACCGTTGCCCAGAGGAACAGCACGCAATCCGATGCGCTGATCGAGGGCACCGCGCGCGCTTTGATCTCATCCAGACTCGAGGTCGTATAGTGAAGGTCCGCCGACGCTTCGAGCTTGCCGGTCTCGTCGTTGTAGGTTTCGAACTTCCATTCCGGGTCGGCGTAGATTACGCCATATCTCTTGTCGGGCAGCGCTGCGATCTTGCCAGCGACTGCAGTCTCACGCTCTGCACGGCGCGCCCTAGCCTTGGCATGCCGCTCGGCCTTGGCGGCCTGCACGATCTCACGATCGCCCTGCGCAGCCGCTGCTGCCAACCGCCGCACTCTCGCGACCTCTCGCTCGAACGCAGGCTCAATCATACGGAAGAGTCGGCGGGCGCGGTCGGCGAGATGCTTGTCGACGCCACGATCGGCAAGACTTGGTAAATCGGGTCGCTTGGGGACCCGATTTCTTGAAGGTCGTCCTGTTGGTTTTGCCTGCTTGCCGGCCTTTTTCTCCGCGTCATTGATCTCGCCGATCACGCGGGTCGCGCGCGCCACGATCTCGGCCGCGTCGCCAGCCATGTCTGGATCTTTGGCCTTATAGGCATAGACCGCCATCGTGCTCGCAACGTCATGCACGTGCTTGGCCTGCTCGACCTTCACCGCAACAGCGAGGGCTCGCTTTGCTGCGCTGTACTGCGCCGGCAGTTTCGGATCATCCATGCCTGCGCGTGGCATAGCCGCGCCTCCTGTTTGGATCGTCAGTCAGGGAGCGGCCGGCTAGCCCACGGCCACGTCGTCACGCGCGTTTGGCGGCGCGTGCCGGTTCGAAATCGAAGACGTTGCGCGCAACGGTGATGCCGCGCGGGTTGAGGGCACGTTCGATGCGATCGAGCGTCCAGGCCGGCAGGCGGCCCGCACGGCGCCAGGCATAGACCAGCGGTGTTGACACGCCGGTGAGTTCCGCCAGCGCGCGAAACCCGCCAATGGCATCCAGAACCGCGTCAACGGTAAGCAGGTGTTTTGTGGTCACGCCAAGGGTTCCCTAAATGGCGCAGAGGTGCTAATATTGACAAATCGTCAAGTGCTGCGCAAGAGGTTTTTGTCCGTAGAAGGAATCGCCGCGATGGCTAGCAATTCTGAAATGGTCAGACCGAAGCGGCCGCCGCCGACGATTTTTGACGACAGCGACAAGGCTGTCGGCCGGCGCGGCCGCCTGGTGCGCAAAGCGTATACGCTTACCGGCCAGCAGCTGGCCGACATACTCGACATCACGATCAGTTCGGTCTCAAAAATCGAGAACGGCGAGCGAAGGCTCGATCCGCGCCACGCCAGCAAACTGCTGTTGCTGTACGGGGTCGATCACACCTGGCTTTATTGCGGATATACTAGCGGACTGGCTGAGACGACCTTGAAGCGTCTGGAAGATGCGGGGCGCACCTCTTCCTCCGCGTCGGCGGCATCCTCCCGGTCGGCTTGAGAGGAAGCGGCAAGAAGAACTTCCTCGACATAGCGCACCGCGCAATTGCGGGCGAACGACAGTTCGTCGACATCTTTTGTGAGTCCAAGCAGGAACTTGTCGACTTTGCGCTTCAGCTTGAGTTGCCGGCGCGGTGATAGGTTTGATTTCATTACCAGGTCCTTTGGTGTTGCGTTAGCAGCTCCCTTTGGGTCGTGGCCCAAACCACCGCCCCAGCGTGTTTTCAAGGATTTCGTTGTGACTTCAGCAGCTGACCGACTTGACGAAATGTCAAGTGCGGGGTATTAACTTGACATTAACCTAGAACGCCCGCGCCTTCAACCACTTTACCAAAGGGCAGAGTGACCATGCCCGACCGCCTCGATCCGACATTCGTCCGCACGCAGATCGAGCATTTGCGCATCACCCACCCCGGAATCTGGGAGGACGGCGACGAGCAATTGTTGCTTGACTCGCTAGAGGGCGAAACGGATTTCCACAGATTTCTGGCTGCGGTCGTTCGCCGCATGCGAGCGAGCGAGGGTCTCGCCGCAGGCGCTGCGGCCGAGGTCGAAGAGCTCGCCGCTCCCGGCAAGGCACGCCAGCAACGCTTTGAACAGCGCAGCGAAGCAATGCGCGCGCTCGCGTTCCGGCTGATGAACCATGCCGAGGTTCGCAAGGTGGAACTGCCGCTGGCGACGCTCACCATCAAAGCTGGCGTGCCGAAGGTGATCATCACCGACGAGGCGGCGCTGCCGGAAGACTGCATTCGGATCAAGCGCGAACCAAACAGGGTGTTGATCAAGGAACTGATCAGTCAGGGCGTACCGATCCGCGGCGCGGAACTCAGCAACGCGGAACCCACGCTCGCGGTGCGACCGAGATGAGCGCGACCGAATTTTCCGTCTGGTGGTTTGACGAGCTCGGCCTGTCCTACCGCGATGCGTCTTTCGTTGACGCCGACACCGCGGTGCATGCGGCAAAGGCGCTCACCGACCGGCCTGCGGCGCTCCTGGGCACGATCCAGCGCGTGATCATCACCGACGGCGGCGACTGCACCGTATTCGAATGGCGCCACGGCGCCGGCGTTACCTGGCCGCCCAAGGAGGAAAGAGCCCAATGAACGACGAGACGCAGCACATCAGCGACCTGCCCGAACCGGCACACGCGCTTGTCCCTATCGACCTGGTGCATCGCGCCATCACCAGCGGCGCCGACGTCGTGGTGCTGGAAAAGCTATTGGCACTGCAGGAACGGTGGGACGCCAACCAGGCACGCAAGGCATTCGACAATGCCATCGCCGCAGCAAAGGCGGATATGCCGGAAATCAAAAAAACCAGCCGGGTGGATTTCAAGTCTGCCAAGGGACACACGCAATACAGCTATGAGGACTTGGCGGAAATAGCCAAGAGCATCAAGAAGCCGCTCGGCAATCATGGCCTGTCCTATCGCTTCCGCACTACGTCCTTGGCGCCGGACCACATTGCAGTGACCTGCATCATTTCGCACCGTGACGGCTACTCGGAAGAAACCACGCTGGCCGGCGGTCCCGACGCCAGCGGCAACAAGAACAGCATCCAGGCGATCGGCTCAGCCATCACGTACCTGCAACGGTACACACTGAAGGCCGCGCTCGGACTCGCCGCATCAGACGACGACGACGGCCGAGCCGCTGGCAACAAAACAGCCGATGAAACGGAAGGCGAATACGCCCGACGCTGGAAGGAACTGCTCGAGAACTCGACCGACGACATCGAACTCGAAACCCAATGGGACAACGAGGCCGATCTACGAAGGACAATCGTTTGGCGCGACTCGCAGAGACGCGAACGCATCGCTGCGGCGGTCAAGACGCGAGTCGCCGAGCTGAAAAAGGAAAATGACAAGGTGCCCGACCTCAAAACGCAACGATATGCGGCGGAGGAATCATGACACTGCGCCAGGAAATCATGCTCGAGCTGTTCACTCGCATGGGCGACCACATCGACGCCGGCATGGACTTTGAGGCCGCGCTGCATCGTGCCGCCGAGGAGATGAGGCACGACATTCGCCTGCACCAGGCAGAGTGCGCCGCGGCGATCGAGGCAATCCAGACAGTTCACTAGGGTAGACGCCATGCCGATCCATCCCGAACATCTCAGTCGTTATTTCGATCGGCTCTGTGACGATCTGCACGAGAAGTGGGACAGCCAGGTCGATGCGGGAACGCTGACCGACAATGCGTTGCATTTCCGGCTTTCCCGGCTGGAGGAGATTGGCGCGATCCTGCGCTCGCTCGCCGAGGGACAAGCGGTGTTGAGCTACAAGCCCAAGCCACCACGTGAGCCGGCGCCGCTGATCCGGCTGCCGTGGACGGGGCAAGACGATGGCTAGCGTGTATTTTGATCGGCTGGGCATTCCGCTAACGCCGCTCAAAACGCGGATCTTCGATGCGATCCGCCGCGCCGGGCCTGATGGGATTGCCGGCGACGCGATCATTCACGATCTCGGCCTGCCCGTCAGCCCTACAACGCTCAAGGCGCACGTCTGGCAGATCAACGCCCGCCTGGCCGAGAACGGCTACAAGATCGTCGGGTACGGCGGCTACCGGCTGCTAAAGCGGCACACCATGATGGTCGCGCTGGGTGTCCTGCCGCTGCTGGTGTTCGGTGTCATCGGGCTGTCACGGCCAGCGCCGGCAGCACCGCCGATGATCACAAAGCCGGTGATGTCCGAAGGCGTGACGATGCGCCGAATGGACGAGGGCACGTTTCGCGCCCGGTGGTCTGGCGTGGCCGACATGCCGGCAACCACGGTCACAGAAGTCCACTATCTCGTCGTCCAAGCCGACGAGGCGGTGGGCGGCGCCGGGGCGGTCTCGGCCGTCACCCTGCCGTCCCGGCGGCTGCGTACCAGGCCGGTGCGCCTCGACATCTGCCAGCGCCACAACATGAGGAGGGTGAACTACGGCCGAACATGGCGATGCAGGAGATGAGATGACATTGCGGTCAGGCTACTCAGCCCCCAGCCGAGAGATGGCCGCGATCGCGCCCGGGACCGCGACGCTAGCCCGTCCAACGGTCCCGGGCGATGCAACAGGCGGATGCACAGAGAGCGTGGCGATGTTTAACACAGAAGCATTGCGCAGGTTTGGCGACGGCAAGGCGGGCGATGTTTCCGGGGCGTGTCGCTGGGCCGCTGACGAAATCGAGCGGCTGCGCGCAGATGTTGCGAGGCTGGAAGCGGCAATATTGTGGATCGGGGATCACGACCCGCAACTCGTTGATGCCGCCTTAAACATCCATAAGCGTGGTGAGGAATGAAGATGTGCGTTGTCCGCATCGGTCTTGATGAGGCGAATGCCTTTGTTGAGCAGTTGCACCGGCACCATAGGCCAGTGGTCGGGCATCTGTTCTCTATCGGCGCCGCACTCGAAAACAAGATCGTCGGAGTCGCCATCGTTGGACGGCCCGTCTCGCGACACAGAGATAACGGCCTGACGGCAGAGGTCACTAGGCTTTGCACTGACGGCACTCGGAATGCCTGCTCGTTCCTGTACGGCGCATCAGCGCGGGCTGCGTTTGCACTCGGGTTTAAGCGGATCGGAACCTACATCCTTGCCAGCGAGCCGGGTACGTCGCTGACGGGGGCGGGCTGGCGCCTGATTGGCGAGACGCCGGGGCGGTCGTGGTCGGTCCCGTCACGGCCGCGCGTGGACAAGCATCCCCTGCAAAAGAAACTCTTATTCGAGGTGGAGCAATGAGCCGCATTAAACGGGAGACAACGCGGTGAAACTCCATGCCGTTGATATTGAAGTGCTGAGCATGCTCGCGGGCGAGAACGATGATCTGCCGTGGGGCGCTGCGGTTGGCGCAAGCCTCGAATGGCTCACCGGCCACGGCTACTGCGTCAAACAACCCGGCAACGGCTTCGTCCACCAGATCACAGACAAGGGTCGCGCCGCGCTGTCCACATCTAAACGCGGTGAGGCAGGGGAGTAAATCATGTACCCGGCAAACTGGCCCCGCTGTCCTAAGTGCGACGACTTTGCGCTTGATGGACACATCACCTGTGGGCGCCTCGAATGCAATGAGTCTGCCGCCCGGAGCGAGCGCGAGAGAATACGGACTCGCGGTGAGTACCGACGCAGCGCCGCGCTTTGCACGAATAAAGGCGGTGAGACAGAATGATCAACGCGGAGCAGAGAGTTCACAACATCCGAACCAAGGTGCGTCTGATCTCGGATCGCATTTGGCGCACTGAGGGATGGGGAGTTTGCACGGGCGACTTGGAGCGAGCGTTCATCCTGAGAGAGATGGACATTCTGGCCGGGTTGCCACCCGAACCGCCGCCAGACGAGGCCCGGCGGGCCGCGTTGTCATCCCACAAACGCGGCAAAAACGAACAATGAACCGTCGAAATGGACGCTGCGTCAATTGGTTAACGCTTCCTTAACCGCCGGAACTATAGCAATGTCGCGTGAGTCCGAATCCGAGGCTTGGCTAGAACTGGCAAGAGCCATCGGGCGGGCGGCGGCACGGGATCTATTTCGGCGGACTTATGGGGTTGTTCATGTCGACGAAAAAGAGGGCGGTGATCTACGCAAGGTTCTCCAACGAGGACTTGCAGAAAAAACGAAGCATCGACGATCAGCTCGCACTCTGCCGCGTCCACGCAGCCCGAAAGGATCTTGAGGTTATTGCCGAGTTTACGGACCACGGTAAGAGCGGCACAACAATGAGTGGCCGCGATGGTCTGTACGAAATGATGCAAGCCGCCAAACGCGGTGAGTTTGACACGGTCGTAATGGAAAGCCTGGACCGTCTCTCGCGCGACCGGGCCGATCTTCCCGCCCTGCACAAACGGCTTTTGTTTTCCAAGGTCTCAATCGAAACGGTCAACGAGGGTGAGGCAACTCATATCCACGTCGGCATCCGAAGCATGGTCGGGTCGATGTTTATCGCCGACCTGGCTGACAAGTGTCGCCGCGGCGCGACCGGCCGCGTGCGGGAAGGCAAGTTTCCGGGCGCGCGCGTCTATGGATACCGATGCATTCCCGGCAAGCCGGGCGAGCGCGAGATCGATCCCGAGCAGGCGGCGATCGTGCTGCGCATCTTCCGCGAATACGCCGCCGGCAAATCACCGCGCAAGATCGCCGGCGATTTAACCCGCGAGGGCATCACATCGCCGAGCGGCTCGCCGGCCTGGTCTAACCAATGTCTGACCGGCGGCCGACTGCGCCAAGGCATGATTGGCAATCGGCTCTATGTCGGTGAGATACGATGGAACCGGACGCGCGTCTCGACCAATCCCGAAACCGAGTCCAAGGTGCGCCGCGCAACGCCGGCTGAGGACCATATGGTGGTCGCCGTGCCGCACCTTCGGATCGTGCCGCAGAAACTGTGGGATGCCGCGAACGCCGTCCGCAGTCAGCGCGCCATCCAGAAATTTGGGCCCGGCGGCAAACCAGTGCGCGCGCCTGTCATCGCCCGCAAAGAGCACTTGCTGGCCGGGTTGCTGCGCTGCGGCGATTGCGGTGGCGCCATGCGGATCTATGCGACGTCAGCCACCAAGGGCACGCGCGTCGCCTGTGCCGGTGCCAAGGATCGATCAACCTGTGAGCATACCAAGACCTACAATCTGGAGACGCTCGAGCGCGGGATACTGGAATGCATGCGCGTCAGGCTCGCGGAACCCGAGCTGCTCAAGGAGTCCCTCAAGGCGTTCCACTTGGAATGGGCAAAGCAACGCAAGCATTGCCTAACCGAGCACACCGCCCTGAAACGCCGGTTGGTGGAGATCGAGGCCTCAACCACCAGGTTTGTGTCGGCCCTTGAGCGAGGTTCCATGCCCGAGAAACAGATCATGGATCGCCTGCAGGCTCTAGAAACCGAGCGCGTCGGTGTGGCCGAGCGGGTGCGCCTGCTCGACGGACAAACGAACGTCGTGGATCTGCACCCGACCGCCATGACCGCGTACTGTGCCAGCATGGATAAGCTGCACGCCGCCCTAGAAGCCAACCGCGATGACGCCGAGGCCCGCCAGGCATTCCGCACCCTGATTGACTCGATCGTGGTGCATAAGACCGAGGAACGCGCCCCGTATCAGTTCACCCCGTATCACCGGATGGAGGCCCTCATGGGCGCCGACCTGTTCCCGGCGAGCCGCTCGGTGCCTGAAATCATTAGAGAAAACGGCGGAAAAACGAGGTCTATTATCGCCAAATCACCGAACCCTGATTTGGCTGAAGCAAACCCCGATCTCCGCGGGCGGATCTACACGCTCGGCCGCTATCGAATGGCGGCCTGATGAATGTGCTCGATCTCTTCAGCGGAATCGGCGGGTTTAGCCTCGGGCTCGAGCGAGCCGGAATGCGAACCGTCGCCTTCTGCGAGATCGATCCCTACTGCCGCCGCGTCCTCGCCAAGCACTGGCCAACTGTCCCTGTTTGGGGAGACATCCGAACCCTTACCGGCCAAATTATTGCCGACGCCATCGGCAGTCAGTTACGGGAGCAATCAGGGCGGCGGCATGGGGCGAGTGGGGCCGATCCGGCACAGCCTGGATGCAATGGCTCGCAAGGGATTGATCTCATCTGCGGCGGGTTCCCCTGCCAGGACATATCGGTCGCCGGAAAGGGCGCAGGCATTGGCGGCGCTCGCTCGGGACTATGGTCCGAGTACGCCCGAATTATTGGCGAGGTTCGACCGCGCTACGTCATCGTGGAGAACGTCGCAGCGTTGCTTGGTCGAGGGTTGGACGTTGTTCTCGGAGACCTGGCCGCGCTCGGGTACGATGCAGAGTGGCACTGCATACGCGCTGCCGACGTTGGCGCCCCACACCTACGGGACCGGGTTTGGATCATCGCCCACCCACAGCATTCCGACGCCGACTGCGAGCGACCACATCGAGCGGACGAGCACAAGCACCGAGGTACTGAACTTCGAGACGAACAAGAGCGTGAGCTTGGATCGCTGGGTGAAGCACTGGCCGACACCGACCAGCCGAGACTGGAAGGATGGCTCCGCAAAAGCCTGCGCGAATGTTCCAGCGAATGGACTACTCGGCAGAGTAGTCCACCAGTGGCCGACTCCATCGGTCAGCGGAAATTACAATCGCAAGGGCTCGAGCGCGAAAGCTGGCGACGGCCTAGCGACCGCCGCTGGTGGCGCACTGAACCCGACGTGGGTCGAGTGGCTCATGGGGTTCCCGCTCGGGTGGACCGACTGCGGTCCCTCGGGAATGCCGTCGTCCCGCAAATCCCGGAAATCATCGGGCGAGCAATCATGAGCAGCATGAGGCAATGATGATCGACGTCCTGATCCGGCTGCGTGCCGCCATCGTGCTGGAGAGTGCCGCCATCGCGCCGCAGACCAGCGAGCTAATCGAGGCGGCAAAGGAGGCGGCGGCCGAGATCGAGCGGCTTAGGGAACGGGAGGAGGCCAACGAGGCCGCCGACGAGATCGAGCGGCTGCGCGGAGAGATCAAGCACCTGAACCACTTCATCGCAAACCTAATGCGGGAAAGAGATGCGACGGTGGCCGAGGCTAACGACGAAATCGGCCGACTAAGCCGCACGTGAAAGCCAGTCCAAAATTCCGGTCTTGCGCCCCGCGCGCCGCGGTGCAAAGTTCCCCCGCCGGACGCGGTTAGGAGAGGGTAGCTCCCTCCCCGAAACAACTGGGTCCGTACCGGTCGCACCTGCGTCCGGCACCCTCATACGGAGAGGAACCACCATGATCAGAGGCATCACCCTCGCTCTCGCCATCGCCGCGGCCTCGACCAGCGCGGCCGCGCAAACGAACAAGCAAACCTTGCAGGAGTTGCTCGCGCCGTACCACGCAAAGGTGAAGCCGGCTGACCCGAACGCAAAGCCGCTCACGCCGCCGCCGGCCGATCAACCAATAACACCGCAGACTAACGCGCTCGTGGATGGCTGTGTGCACATGGCCCTTGCAAGGGTTCCCAAAGTCGAGGGTGCACGAGTAGCGAGCACCCAACCCGAGTACAGGCACTCAGCAAGCCCTTATGGATTGACGCGGGAGTTCTGGGACATTCTTGTGACAGTCGACTTCAATGGGCGGCCTGTTCATTACCGCTACGCCTGCCGTATCACACCGACAAATGGAACTGCTGAGCTTGCACCTTTTCTATAAAGGCAACAAAAAAAGAGCCGCCCGGCGGGGACCGGGCGGCAGGCGGTGATGGGATAATAGGCAGTACGAAGCGTCAGGATATCACATCATCCATCGACTTGCTCGACCTTCACGACGACACCCGGCGGCACCGTAATCTGCAACGTCACGACCAGCGGCTCGGGCTCCGGCGGCTGCACGACTTCGTCCGGCAGCCAAGCGGCGGTCAGCGCGATCAAAAAGTCGGTGTGGTAGTCGGCGATCAGGTTGCCGATCGACTTGCCGCCGGACCAATTCGGGACGATGCGCTTGTCGCCGTTGATGATCTCGCGCGCGCCATAGCTATCGTCGGTGTCGTCATCGAAGTAGCGCAGCAGCGTCTGCCGGCCCTGCTTGTCACCGCGGAACCAGCCTTCAGCCATACCGAGGAACATGATGTCGGCGGCGATCACCGGGTCGAGCGCGCGCTCGGCGTGCCATTCCAGATCATCGGGACCCTCGAGGTTTAGCTCGTTGGTCGCTTTGACGTAGTTGTCGCGCCACGTCAGCTGCACGAACCCGCGCCCGTAATACGTCTGCTTCGTCTCCGGGTCCGGCTTGCCGTAGGGCATACCCTTGCCCTTGCCGTACTCTTCAATCGGCAGCATCGTTGATGCGGTCTCGTGCTTGGTGGTCGCCAGCGCATAAGCCAGCCAGCGCAGGTCCGTGGTGGTTGGGTCCTTGGTCCACGACGCGAGGATAAACTTCTGCCCGTTGACCTGGCCTTGGTTCAGCTCGCCGCCGAACAGCGATTTGCGCACGATGTCGAAGTAGGTTTTCTCGTCGAAGCTCACGGCGCGGCGCTCCCGCTAACCGTTGTCGGCAGCTCGCCGCTACGGTTACGCGGCGGCACGATGCACTCCGACAAGAGCTTCTGCACCTCGCGCTGCACGTCGGTGAAGAGCTTCACGTTGTCGGCGCGCTGGCTGTTGAACTGGTTGCTCTGCATGTACACGAAGCCCAGCAGGGCGAAATTCATCACCACCAGCGCAAGCGACAGCGGCTGCTCGCGCAGCGAGTCCATAAAGGTATTGGCGGCCTTGGCGGCCTCGTGGGCGGTCATTTATCCCCAGACTTCAATCTTCATCAACAGGCGCGTCATGCTCGTTGTTGACGCATTGGAATAACCAGTGACATTTGTCGTAGCCACTTCATCGGCCGTCACCTTGTAATAATATGTGGCTCCAGTAAGTGCTGTTTTTACCCCCATCGAGTCGTTGGCCGCGCTATCGATATACATCGCAACGATAAAGTCTTTCGATGCATCGAACGCATAGACATTTTCATCGGTAACAACCGTCCCGTTAATAGGAACTAGAAACGACGTTGCGGTGGCAACCTTAACTTCAACCTGTGTGCCGTCAAAATCATAGGCATCGCCAGACGACGCTGCATGACCGGCGTACATATGAGCGACGTGGCACCCTTCCGTAACCGTGGCCCCCATCAGCGTCAGACGGAATTTTGATCCACTGGCTGTCAGTAGCGAAGACGCGATATGTTGCCTGGCGTTAAGCGTTGCTTGACCAACAACATTGTTATTGGGCGACGTGAACCATGCTGTACGCCAGCTAGGCTGATACGCCACAGCCGCAGCCGCCCCCACACCAGAAGCTGTTCCGGGCGCCGCTCGTGTGGCAGCGGCTGATCCGGCCGCCGCTCCGGTGCCGCTCGCAACGCCTGTGCCACTGCCTGCAGGAACACTAACCGTGCCACCGAACTGCGATGCTACAACGCCCAGTATCATGGCCAATACGCCCCACGAACCAGGCCATTCGTCTCCCCGTAGCTGATTGAGTTGTGGATGATGGTGGAGTCAAACCCGGAACCGCCGATGGTTTCGTAGGTGCTGACGTCGTCTGCCATCACTCCCGATGATACCAATGTTCCCGTATGGGCATTGTAGACGCGCCAGCCATGGTGCCGCTGCGCGAGAACGTGGTCCGGCGGGTCTGCCATGTTTCTCTGAATTTCTACGACCAGGTAATCCTCGCCGTAGGCGACGATTGGCCCCCAAAAGTTGCCCCCGTCGTTAAGATCTTCTCCAGGGATCGTCCACAGGAGTGATCCAGTCGGGCCAAAACAATAAATGCCCTCGCTGTGATCAAGGTCGGATGGTCCGAATGTGTAGAACTTACCGTTCCTCGATATGTCTTCCGCGCTGTAGTCGTTTCCGAGATCCACAGCACTCAGTTTTATCCCATTGAGATTATAGATCTCGATGCCGGGGTTATGGATCGTTGGCAGGTTAAAATAATACAAATATATCCGCTGAGCATTCTCATCGTAACGTACAGTCTCGAAACCGCTATCTATCTTCCAGAGCACCTCGCCGGTCTCGCGGGAATATTTTGTGATCCCGCGCTTGGTCACGTCGATGGGTGTCTGATACACATAGACGTCGCCGACATCGTCCGACGCAATGAACTGTCCCCGAACCAACACAGGGACTGATGGATAGTCGGCCGCAACGATCTTCACGCCCTCGAAATTCCAATACTCAGAACCTGGAGCATCAATCGGAAGGACAGTGGGTGTTCCGGTCCCGTTGTCGAACATCTGCATGTCGTGTCCGTCCACCTTGGCATAACCTCGATAGTCGAGAACGCGCGCGGGACCAGTGGAGTGAAGATAGTCACCTGTTATTGTGTTGGTGCCGACGGGGACGGGAGGAAACCCGGTGGGGAAGGTATACGACCCATTCGCGGAGACGGTGCCGGTATGGATTGTCTGGCGGGCACCAAAGACTGGCACCTGAACCATCTGGCCGTTCCTCTCCAACTCCTTTAGTTCGCCCTGCGTGTAGTACGGTTTCGGGCCGACCCACTGCAGAAAAAACTGCGGCGAGGGTCCGTTCTGTGCCAGCCAGAACGCAACCAGCCGATAATTATTCCACTTGACGCTGCTGATGCAACTGAACGGCGGGGTTTCGCTGAACCCCGGATTGTAAGGAGAGACTGCCATTGGCAGCCTAGGTTAGTTCTTCGCCGTATGGACCAATGAGATCGATCTCGGTCGACGAGACAAACTTGGCTGTTATCAATGCACCTTGATACGGCGTGCTGGTGTCGAACCCTTCGCGCTGCGGATTGATCTGGACGCCGGTGCCGCCCTCGAGGAAATTGACCGGGTCAGTCCCGGTCTGGCGGAACGAAATTTCCGCGCTGACCGGGAAGTCCACATCATCCGGAAAGGTCACGTCGCATCCGTTCGGGCAGCGAAACACCTTGCCGACATCGGCGATGGACAGCGTTTTGGTCGTGGCCGTCAGCTCTTCAAACGGCGCAAACGGCGGGCCGGCGATCTGGGTATAGTCTTCATCGGCGAGCGAACTAGCCGAGGTCAGGGCGTTGACGGAAAACAGTCCATAGGTTGGGTCGACAACAACATCGCCCGCGTCGTACTGCGTGCCGCCGACGAACGCGCCGCGGAACAGCATATATCCGGTGAGATCGACCGCATCGGAAATCGGCAGATAAAGCAGCTCGGGATCGGTCGCCCCGTCATCGGCCGCCGGATCAAACTCGGCCGGCGCTGGCGGCGTCGTGTGGTCGATCTGGACGAGATAGGTGCCCACACCCGGGACGGTCACAACATCAAGACGCAACAGCGATTGATCGTTTTGCCACACACCCTTGGCCTGGAACGTCGCGACCGGCAGGGCGAACGGACCGCTCGATGTATCGTCGCTCCAGTTGAACGTGATGCTGTTGCCGGTGAAATCGATCGACTCACAGGCAAACGCACCGCCGTCCTGCAGCGCAAGGACGGATACCAGCAGTTCATAGAAATTGGTGTCAATCTCGCCCGAGGAAAGCTTCGAGCCCTTCCCCGTGTAGATGCCAATATCGTCCCTGAATATAATTGTCGTCATGGTGCTGCGCTGCCACCTTCCCCTCGATCGTAATCGGGATTTTTCTCTTCGATGTTCTCGCGCAGGACTTCGACGTTATCTTGCGGCACTTGCTTGGCATAGATCGTGGTCACATTCGCCGGGCCGGTGGCGCCTGCGTTCTTGCGCGGCTTGCCAGAATTGGCCTCATCGGACTGTGTATTGATTTTCCGGGGTCGCTGAACGTCGACGTGCTGCTCCGGGTCATCCGGGTTCTTGATGCGCACCTCATCGTAGGTGCGCTTGGTTTCCTTCACGACGGACCGGGAATAGTTGTAGCTCTCCGAGTGGTTCAGGTTGATGACGGCCGCGCCGCTGCCCTTAATCCGCATCAGGCCGTCGTCCGGCTGCTCGGTCACGGCTGGCGGCGGAATGATCCCCGTGTGCTTCGGTGTCTCGAGTTGATGGGTGCCCGAGAGCACGACGTTGCGGGAGAACTCACCCATCTATGTGGCTCCCAGATTGATCATCTGTGGAATCTTGAGCTGTGTCACCGTGATCGGCACTTCGGTCTTGAAGTCTGCCGACATGCTCTTGAGCTTGAACGAGACCTCGGTCTCCATCGTCGCCAACAGCGCAGACATGGCCGCATCGCGATCCGCGATCATTGCCTGCCGCGCCTCGGCCCAGGTCTCGTAGCCCGGCGGGGCATCACCGATCGGAACGCCCGCGGCCACCCAATTCGCCGCCTCAGTGACAATGTCTTCCCGCTGTTCGTCGGCAACCATCGTGTAGGCGATCGGCACCTCGAACACGGACGGGTCATTCGGCCCGAACGGAGTCAGGAAATCCAGACCATCGTCACTGGGCGCGAATGCCGGCGGTGTGAAACCGACCTCGTCGTCGAACGTCAGGATGGCGCCGTCATACTGCTGATAGTCTTCGCTCGCATCGATGTAATAGTCATCGACGTATTCTGGCTCGCCACCCACCGCCGACACCGTGCCGCCGTTGCCGATGGCGCATCCGATGGTGCATTCGAGCTCGACGTTCACTTCGCCTTCATCGGATGGCGGAGCCAAGGTCAACGACACCGCTATGATCTTGCCGATTGCATTGCCACCCGGAATGCGCCAGTCGAAGACCTGTGCATTGCGATTGAGCTTCAGATCCTCGAGGCGGGTGAGGAACGGCGCGAATGAGATCTCGACGGCGCGCGCTCGCTTGCGCAACTGAGCGCGCGCCAGCAGGATGAGGTATTGCAAACTCTCTTCGCCGCGCGCCTGTGCGATGTAGCTCCTGCGGCGAGGGTCGCCGATCGGCGGCACTCCATCGATCAGTTCGGATAGGTCGGCGGTGTTGAGGCCGTCGATCCGCATCGTCTCATCGTCGCCCGGCAGAGTCACGAGCGGCTGTACATCCGCCGTCAGGGTAAACGTGACGTGCTCGGTGAATGGTCGCTTGGCGTCGTAGCCGACGGTATATCCAGCCGACACAACATATTCGGGCACCAGCCCGGTCGACCATTTCTGGCTGATGCTCCACGACATCAATTGCGGTGGATTGCCGTCCTCGTCGCGCTTTGAATAAGTCGCGCTCTGGTTAAGGTCGGTCAGGATACTGCCCATCGGCACGCCTGGCCCCTGGACAGTGTCGTGGCTACTGTTGGTCGTTACAGTGGTCTTGTCACCATCCCACCATGTGATGTTGAGGGTGAAGTTCTCCTGATTGGTTTTGGTTTCAAATGTCTGTGGTTGATCCACGGTCGCGCCAACGACCTTCCAGCCTTCTCCCATCGACGCGCCGACCTTCGGATATGCGTCGCCCTTCAGCGTGAATGACGACGATTCGAATGCCATGTCGATCGAACCGACGGCGCGCTGGGTCCAGAGAATTTCCGCATCGACGGTGACGGAAGTCAGCGGCGGATCGCCGATCGTCAGCTGCAGCCCGTCGGCCGCATGCTCATCGATCTGGAAAACCTCGGTGCCGTCCTCGCCCAGCAGCAAGTCGCTGAGTGATATCTCGTGCGTCACCGGGTCGACGTACCAGACGCCAGCATAGGTATCGAGAATAATGTCCGCGTTCTCGCGCTTCTGCTCGTCGATGAATGCCGGATCCCAGTACGGCAGGACACGCAGCGCATCGTTGAGTGCAGCCTTCTGTTCGTTGAAGTCGGACGGCCGAGCGGAAAAATCCAGCGTCACCGTCGCCTTGAACACGTCAGTCGGAATGCCGACCAGGCGCAGCAGCGCAAGCGGGCTCGGCTCGGCACCGTTCAGGCTCCAGCTAAACCAGGCCCACCGCTTGCGGCCCGGGCCGAGCAGGCCGAGCGCCCAGTTCGATACACCACTGATCGGATTGCGCGTCAGCAGCCGCAGCGTTGCGAACTCGCCCTCGCGCTGGGCGAAGGTGAACCCCAGCAGTTCCGTGTCCTGGACATTGTGAACGGCAGGATCGAATGCAACCGCAGCGTCGTCCACCCATGCCAGATACCAGACCGCGCTGACAGACATCTAGACCTGCAGCAACGTCAGGGACCAGCTCGTCATGGCGCCCCATTCGTCGGTGCTCGTCTCCCACGAAGACAGCATGCAATCGAACTCGCGTTCGCCAGCCGTATCGCCAGGAAGTCCGGTGTTCGGGAGGATCGTGATGCTGACGGCCTTGCCCTTCCACACGTCGGTCAACTCGGGCGCGGTGGTGTCCTCACAGGTTATGGTGAAAGAGTATTTGCGGAACTGCTCGATCGTCAGGTCGTGCAGCGTGCCATTGGCGTCGCGGATCAGCGGACCGGTGTCGAGTGGCGTGACCTGCAAAGTAAGTCCGCGCGCCGAGTAGTCCGCCAAGTCGATACCGTCGAGCTCGAGAATGGTGCCGCTGCCGTCGAGCGCCATGTCATCGATCCCACGTCGGCGCGCGGCGCATGGTTGAGTTGTTGCCGCTCCGCCGCGCCACGCGCGTCAACGCGACGGCCGTGTCCTCGTCGGTCATCATCGTGAACGTGCCTGCATTGGTGCGAAGGTCGACGGTGACATGCCTGCCTCCTCCCGAGACCATCCCGCCCGCGGCAAAGCCTGGAAGAAGGGACCGACTCAATCCATCGACGAGCCCGCCCATATTGAAGCCACGCAGTCTGTCGCGCGGGATGCGCAGCGCGTTCAGCGCCGCCATGAACTGCGGACCGTAGTACTGCACGGCGCGTGCGCGCTGGACGAACTCACCACGCGACAAACGAGCGAGGTTGCTGTCGCTGGTGCCGCTGCCGCGTCCGCCGACCATCCCGCCTCTGGCAAACGGTGCCACGCCAGGCATTTCCGGTGTTTCAACGGGAGTGCCAGAACCTTTTGTTAGCCATTTCCAAAGCTCTATGGCCTTATCAATGACCGATTGAATATCAGCCTTGACTGCGGCGTAATGAGCGTCAGCCGCCGCGGTGGCGTCGGCATATGATTGATTGTTGTATTTCTCGATCGCCGCACTGGCGCTCTCGACTGCGGCCTTGATCTCAGGCCAATATGCGATGAAGGTTGCGAGTAATGCACCACCAGCGACAATCGCAATTGTAAACGGCCCGCCTATTAGAGCGGCCAGCGCCACCAAGATACCGGAAACAATACCTACCGCGATCCCTAGGAACGAAAAAGCGCCGCTGAGTTGCCCCAAGACCACGATCAGCGCGATGTCGGTGCCAGTGAGCTTCGTGCCAAAGATACTGTTGATCGTGTTTGCGACGCCGGTCGCAACATCTCCGAGAAAGATCAAAGCATTCGCCACCAACCTGATCGCACCTGGCCCATCGGTTGCAATCTGCTTGAACCCATCAATGAGCTTCTGCAGCCACGGTGTTTGGATCTTGCCCTCGCCGGTGATCAATCGGAAAAAATCACCGAACAAACCTTCTATATTGACAAGCTCCTGCTTGATCCTTTTGAACGCGCTGGTTGCGGCCGTGCTGAACTTGTTCCAGAAGCCGGCAAAGTCGCCCTTGAACAGAAGCTGGAATGCCTCCTTCATTTGCTGCAATTCTTTTGGAACCAGCGCTAGTGCAGCACTCGCAGCAGCGGAGAATTGATCCCAGAACAGGAACACAAGCGCACCGAGCGCAATCAGAAGCGGACCAAAACCGGTGAATAGCGAGATCAACAGCGAAACAGGCGTCAATGCGAAGCCGATAAGTTTCAGCGCGACGGCCAGAGCCGCGGCGGCGACCGCTGCGGTAATAAAGAACGCCGCAACCTCGCTTTTTGAAACACCCCCGAAACTGCTGGATATCTCCCCAATGATTTTGACCAGCCGCTGACCGGCCGGCACCAGCACATCGCGCCAGATGCCGGAGAGCTGCCGACCGACCGCGATCATCGTCTTGAACAATAGCTCGGTCGGACTTTCGCCGAGCCCCTCGAGGAATGTCTTGCGCTTCTGGTCGGCAAGTCCGGCCCACGTGCGGAACAATTCACGCGAGCCGTCGACCAGCTTGGTCATCCATTCGGCACGCTTCAGCGCGCTGTCGAGGAACAACGTGCCGACCTGATCCCTGGTAGCGCGGATAGCCTCCTCCAGATCCTTCCATTGTGCCTTGAGGACCGTGGTCTTGGCGATCTGGTCCGCGGTCATGTCGCGGTTTGCCTTGCCGAGTTCGGCTAGTGACTTTGCCGAACCGTCCGTCGCCTTTTGCCCGGCGGTCAGGATCGAGACCATCTCCTTCCAGTTAGTGCCGAACAGTTTGATACCGACCTCGGCGCGCTTGGCCTCGTCGGCCATGCGGCTGATGGCCACCGCCGCGCTGCGCATGACGTCAAGCACATTCCCGCGCGCGACGGCCCCCATGTCGACGCCGAGCTTGGCGAGCTCGCTCGCCGCCTTGCTCGACTTGCTCGATGTATCCGTGAGCGTGTCATTGAATTTGAGGATCTTGACGGTGTTCTCGCCGAACTTGCTGGTGGTCTCCGTTACCGAGTCCGACAACCGCGCAACACCGCCCTGTGCTTCCGCAATCATCTTCGCGAGCGTGCCCGACGATTTCACAAAGTCGTCGCTCGATATAGCGGAGTCGGCGATCGCCTTACGCAGTTTGAGCCACTGCGGAATGGTTGCGCTGATCTTGCCAGCCTGGTCAGCGATGGCGGTGCCGGTCTCCACCGCTCCCTTGGTCAGTGCCGCCGGACTAAGAGCATTTGCGAGCTGTTGGAGCACCGAAATAAATTTGTTGGTCGCTGTCTGAATGACACCAGCAATAAAACCAATGACCACGCCTAGCTTCGTCGTGGATTGTTCTATGCCCGTACCAACTGCCTGCGCCGCCTGGTTGGTTTGGTTCAGTCCAGCCGTGACCTGCTGCGCCGCCTTCGCGCCTTCGGCGCCGAACCTTTGGGTTTCCGTCGTGAGCGCCTGGAACTGCTGCCCGAGCCTGGTGCCCGCAACAACGAGCTGATCGATCGCCTGCTTGGTCCGGTCAATCTGCGCCGGATCGGTGATCGGCTTCTTGGCCGCGTCCTGGATTTGCTTGAATGCCTGCTCGCCGCTCTTGCCGAGCTGCTCGAGCTTCTTGCGGATGTCGTCGCTGCCCTCGAGGCTGATGCGCTGGCTGATGGTCTTGCTTGCCATTGGTCAGCCCTTGATCCGCTGCTCGTAGAACTCGCGCATGCGCTCGGTAGCACGCTCAAAAATGGCATAGAGGTCGAACCGCTTGCGGATATCGACCGAGCGTGTCCCGAAGAACAGCGGCCCGCGCAGCCGGTTGAATGCATCGAATAACAGCGGCGGCTTGCCTGCGATATTCACCGACACAAGCTTCTTGCCGTACTGGCTCGGCGAGTGGATGCCGGGCGGCAGATTCCGCTCGATCGGCAGCCACAGCAGCGGCCGGCCGCTGATGGTGATGCCGCGCTCGAATACACCGGCAAACGGAATGCGATGAAAGATCAGCGCCGCCGGATTCACTCCCTCGTTCGGATAGAAGTTCGATGTGAGCGCCTTCTGCCAGCGCGACGAGAAGCCGGCCGAGGCTATGTTGGCGCGACCCTCTTTCACCGCCAGCGTCGCGGCATCCCGCACCGCACCGGACTGCGCCTCATTGATCTGGCGCTCGATCGCCTCGACCATTTGTTCAATGGCCGACTCCTGCGCCGAGAACGCGAACTTCACGCGCTCAACTCCTTGAACACCTTGTCGAGCGTCTGCTTGTCGCCTTGCGCGCCGGCCGCGGCAATGACCAGATCATTGGCGCGATCGATGCGATCGAGCTTGGCGCCTAACTCAAGCCAGGCTGCGATCTGGCGCGGCGTCAGCGTCATTGCATGGTCGGGCGGGAACCCACGTCGGACGAGGGCGGCGATGCCGAGGGCGATTTCTTCAAGCGCACTTTGATCTTTGCGGCTCCTTCGCTCGCCCCGCCGATCAGGCCGCTCAGTTCCTCGACGAAGGAGCCTATCCCGTTTGGGAATGTCAGCCCGAAGATTGCGCGCAGGAACTTGATCTGCTGCTCGGGCAACAGTGCCGCGCCGCGCGTTTCGTATTCCTCCTCGCCCGCATGCCCGCAACCGGCCGCGATGATCGGCCCGACCGCCGCGCCACATCCGGCGATCAGTCGCGAAACAATGTCGCCACCGTCGCCATTGGCGAGCGATTTCAGCGCAGGAAACCGCGCGACAATGGCTGCGATCGTATCGACGGAAACGCCGCGCACCGTGACACGGAGGCCGTCGATCTTGACGACATCGACCGCAGTCGATGGCGCAATGTCCAGAAGGTCTGCCATGTGGATTGCCTTACACCGTTGCTGTTTCGTCGCGTACCGTCCAGACGCCGAAATTGCCGTTGGCGTCCTTCTGCACCTCGGCCTCGAGCTCGAGGATGGTGAACTCGTCCTCGGCCGTGATGAAGCTGAAGTCGCCCGCCGGAACGAACGAGATGGTCGCGAGGAAGTCGACCTGCTGGCCGATGTCGTTGGTGCCGACCACCTTGATGTCGCCGATGAACTCAGTCTTGGTCAACGCGCTCAGGGTGATGTTGCCGTCGGTGTCGACGCCCTGCTCGGCGAGCGCGAAGTAGGCAAGGTTTTCGCCAGTGATCTCGTCGAGCGTAACCTTGATGGTCGCGGCGACCTGGGTGATCGCGGTGAAGTCCTTGGTCTTGACACCCTCGCGCGAGGAGAAGTGCTCGAGCTTCTCGATCGTCGGCGTGTAGACGAAGGCCGGCGCGTTGCCGAGATCGCGGAAGGTGACCTCGCCGACTTCCTTGAACGAAACGATCCCTTTGCCGATGTGGTAGTTGTTGACATTCGGAGACGTGGGCATTTTAACGCCCTCCTTTCAGATCGATGATGTGAGAAGAGCGCTTGCCCAAGGCGCGGCTAAGGGCGGCGACGACTAAAGGTCTTCAGGTCTGAGCGTGTACTTGAACATGAACTGGGCGCGCAGCGCGCCGTGCAGTGATCGCATCCAGCCGACGTCAGTCTGGCACCCGAGATAACGGATCGCACCGTTGCCATGCCGACCGGTCTTCACGATCTGCTCGTTCAGCTCAGTGTCGGTGAGCACGCGCTTGATCAGCTCGCGCCGCAGCGTGGTGAGATCGGACCCGACCTCGTCGGCCTGCTGCGCGATGACAATCTCCGGCGTCATCTGCACGACGGTCGGCCGGTGCGCCGGGCGCATCGACACATCACTTGCGTCGTTGGTTTCCTCGTCGCCGTCGAACACGATCGCGGCCGGCAGTTGATCCTCGTTGATGTCAACATTGTTGCGCACGGCGGTGCGGATGTTCGGAATGGTGGCGACAACCTCGAGCAGCCGCGCGAGAATGTCCTCGCGAACGTCAGCCATCGGTCGATACCATTTCTTTCAACAGAAACAGAACCTCGCCGAAATCCTCGCCGTTCGGGCTGCCCTGCCGCTTACAATTCCGCACGATCCAACTGCGACCGTTGAACGTAAGCACCGCGCCGTAGCAATCCCTGACGGCTATTCCCTTGCCAGTCAGTTCAGGAATGCGGGCAAAGGCAGATGGTTCAACGCTGGTCACCTCGGCCGAGCCGGCCGACAAGGCTTTGCGTCGCGTCTGGTCGTAGACGGTGATCTCAACCTCGGCCCCATCGGTATCAGCCAACGTGAGCGTCGCCGGCACGCCGAGTTCGGCATAGATCGGGTCATAGAGCAGCGCGCTGTAATCAACCGCCATCGGTCACCCGCCGGAATGCAAATGTCCCGATGTCCTCGCGCCCTAGCGCAGTCTCGAAATCGCTTTCCGCCACCAGCTCAAAGCCGCACAGCTTCATCGCGTAGACCAGCCCGTCGCGCGTGAAATAATGGCAATGCTCGGTCGGCCGGAAATGCTTCGAGCGCAACACATGGTAGGCATCGCTAAAGATCGGTATCGAGACGAACAGCCACTGGCGCACGTTGGCGAGCAACGGCCGGTAGTCCGGAATGTGCTCGAGCACATCCCACAACGTCATCGCCGGAGTCGGAACACAATACGGGTCGACCGCCAGCCCACGTTCGTCGAGCCAGCGAACGCCGGCCGGATTGACATCGTAGCCGTAGGTCGTCTGTCCGTGCGCGCGCCGCAGCTCGACGAATGCGCCCGAACCGATACCGACATCGACCAGCGTGCTCTGCCAGTGCTGCTCGACGAACGCGAGGCGTCCCTGCATCAGCGCGCGCCCGAGCGGTGTGGCCGCATCGCGGCCGAACCGATCAAAGTATTCCTGATCGTATGGCTCGACGCCGGCCGCCACCGGATAGTGGCCGAGGCCGAGTTGCGGCCACCAAGTCAGGCGGCCTGCCGAGAACTCGGCAACCAGCGGAGAGGGCCGAAGCTGTCCTTCGTGCAGTTGTGCGGCGTATGTGTGCATCAGACGACCCGTTCAAACGCAAGCCAGGAATTGTCGACACGCTGGATGGCAGCGCCCGCCGCGTACATCTCATCGAGCACGGCCTTCACGTCCACGTTGCCGTGCTCTTGGTAGTCGTGCCAAACGATGACCCCGCCCGGCCGCACCAGCGCACGCGCCAGCATGGTGTCATGCAGCACGGCTGCGCGGCCGTGATCGCCGTCGATGAATGCGACATCGCACGGCTCGAGATCCGCCGCGGTCAGATCGAGCGAGCCGCGCGGCTTGACGATCAGGTGAAAACGCGGATCGGACAGAACCATTTCGCCGGGGTTCGGCACGGCATTGTCGAGCTGCAGCGCCAGGATCGGCACATAGTCGAGCGGCACATCAATGCCGGAATAGCGTTCGATGCCCGGCACGTTTGCCATGATCGCCTTGGCGGTACGGCCGACGTTGACGCCGAACTCGATCACATGACGCGGGCTCACGCCGCGCACCAGCGCGACCAGCACTTCCAGATCATTATTACCGTGGGACATGTACTGCGTCGGCAAGCCAGTCCAGTCGATCGGCCACACCTCCAGCGATGACTGCAGCACGCTAGGCAGCGGCGAGGCCGGCGGTCCAACGGACAAACTGGCCGAGCGGGTCCGCGATCGTCTTGTCACAGGCATGCGGCATATGTGTGCATCGGCAATATCTCTCCGGTACCGCAAAGCCAATGCGGCTCAGATCAAGCCGCGGGTCGGTGAGTTTCTCGGGTGCATTGTGTCCGCCGTTGCCGCCGAGCACGATGAACGCCCGCGTCTTGAGCGCGAGGGCTGCCGGCACAATCCAGCCGACGCCAGCGATCACGATGTCCGCATCACGCACCAGCGCAAGCAGCTCGCGCACCGGCAGTTCACCATGCACGAAGTAGTGGTGCGCTGGCGGCAGATTTCCGACCAGCCATTCGTGGCCCGGTGCCAGGTCGCCGACCGCAACCACGGTATGGGTCGCCATCAGCTCGGCCGCCAGCGCGTTGATATATTCCGGCTTCGGGTTGCGCGCCGGATTGTGCCATTCCGTACGCAGCGTGACCGGCCGGACGACCGCGATCGGCCGCTCCGACACGATCGGCGCCGGTCCCATATCCGGCAGATCGAACAGCGCCGGGTCGAACCTGACGCTCAGTTTGGCGCCCCAGCGTTGCTCCAGTGACCGGATGATAGAACTCGCCGCCAGGTTGGCGTAGTGAAGAACCATCTCGCGGATGGCCCTGGGCGGGAGCGACCAGCGATCCTCCGATTGCAGCGCAATATTATTTGTCTGCGTCCGCAAACCCCGCGAACCGCGCACAAACCGGATATCGAGATCCTCGTAGAGTTCCGGCCAAGGCGTATCGAGCCATAGCTCGTACTGCTCTGCTGCAGCGCGCACGAACGGTCGTGAGTATACGTTGTCGCCAAGCCCCCAGGGGCCACGGATCAATACCTGCATCAAGCAGCGCGCCGCTCGCCCAGCGCTTCCTGCAGATCGATCACCGGCAGCAGATCGGCCCACGCCGTACCCGGTGAGGCGTTGTAGCCGACGACTCCCATTGCCGTGAGCGACGGCACGATCGTCACCAGGTCGGCCCTCTGGATGTCGTAGCAGCCCGACTTGTGCCGCCAGCGATGCGGCTTGTGATGATGCGTGCGGCCGTCCGCGGCGATCCGTCCATCGGCGCCGAGCCACACGATCGTTCCGCCCGGTCCGACCAGATGCGCCGCCAGGTTGGTCGCGGCCGTCAACGAGGTCCGCTTCTGCATCAGGCTGTTGCGCTCAAGTGCCAGCCCGGGAGGGTTTGTCTTGCGACAGACCAGAACCTTCCGGTCCGGCACCATGCACGACGTCGTCACCACGCGGCCGGGAAAGCTCGCGACTGCCGCCCGGTTGTCCTCCCACCAGCGCCAGTCGCCGAAAAACAGGATGTCGGCCCACGGCACGGCATAGACGCTCGAATTGATCACTATCACCCGCCGGCCGCGCAGTGACTCCAGATCCTGCCCGAGCACGGATGGGCCGCCGCCAATGACGAACGCCGTCTCGCCCGGCCATTCGCGCGGGACCGGCCAGAACGCCGTCATGCCACGGTCAGCCGCCGGTACGGACGGATCAGATCGATCACCGGCGCCGAGAGATAACCCGGCGAGGCGGACGAGGTCGCCGAGGTGAAATAGCTGATGCGGGCGTCGCCGTGCTGCACCTCGCGGATCGACGGATCACGTGTGCCTGACGTGCGCCCTTCATTCACCGCGACGATCACGGCCCGCTGCAACCTGGCCGGCGCCTCCTCGGGCAGATCGTAGCCGCCCGAATAACTGACGGAGACCGCACCGCTACACCAACTGTCGAACCACAGACGGCCGGTGACCGGGTCGAGCTCGTAGTCGGATCCCGTAACGCCAACGGACGACACCTCGAGGATCTCGACCACCGGGTAAAGCGACAGCGTCAGGGCATTGCGTGTCGCCAGGACCTCGCCGCGGTCGAGCGTGAACGTCTCGAGCACCTCTGCCCGTCCGAAACGCCGATCGCAATATTCTGCAATGATGCGTGACTGGAATGTGATGGCCGCCTGCAGCACCGCATCCTCAGTGTTGCCGGTGATACCGAGCGCGAGTTTCAGGTCGTCGAGGCTGATCAGGTCCGGTCCGGCGCTATCGGTCGCCTCCTCGATGATCTCCAGGATCGAATGCATCTATTTGAACCTGACCGGCTCGAGCGTGCGCTTCTCGTCTGCCTTGGCATCCCTGCCGTCGCGCCCGCGCTTGATGGCAAGACGCCACGCCTTGCCCTGCTCGGGCTTGTCGCTGGTGTCTTCCTCGGCGACGAACAGCGAGCCGCCATGCGTGACGCAGTCGCCCTTGAGGAACGCGCCCTCGCGCCAGACGCCGCGGTTGATCATCAGGTCGGTGCGGACCTCGCGGCGGATTTCCGTCTCGCCACGCTTGAGAATCAGTGCGAAGAAGCGACCGCCGTCCTTGGCTTCCAGCTCGAAGTCTTCCAGCTGCATCGCATCGCGGCCGGGCGGCCCCTGCACACCGGCGATGCCCCGGCTGCCGTCCGGACCAGGCGGTCCCTGGCGCCCGACCAGTCCCTGTTCGCCCTGCGGACCCGGCAATCGCGACAGCGCACGCACTTCCTCGACGGCACGCCGCGACAGCGCCAGCGCGGTGCCGATGCATTGCCACAGCGTATAGGTCGGTGGCGGAATGAGCGGCGGCTTGCTCATGTCATGCCGCCATCATCAGGGCGATGACCACATGCTCGTCCGGATCGTGATCGCCCATTGCGACACCCGTGCAAATCTTGAGAGTGATTTCCGCCTGGCCGGCGGATCCCGCGTCCATTGTGGCGGACGCCATGAGCGGCAGACGCGCGATGCTGTAGGCCGCGCCTTTGACACCAACATCGCAGACGCAGTGGCCGCCGAGAGCAATGATGCCCTTGGCGCGTCCGGCAATGAGCTTGGGACGATAGCCGACCTCGCCGAGCGCAAACCCGACGAGCTCGGGCAGGACAGCGTAGCCGACGCCCTCGATGACCGCCGGACGCGGCCGGAACCGAACTCCAACGCCGCCGCCGCCAGCAATCGGCAGCTGCTCCTCGAGCGCCCGGCCGATGGCTTCGCCGACACCGGCCGCAGTGCCGACGCCTTCAGCAATAACGCCAGCTTCTTCCTCGCTAACCGCCGCAGCCGTGCCGATTCCGCTCGCGGTACCAACGCCGGCCGCAATGACAGCGCCAGTCGCCGATGCGCTGCCGACGCCAAACGCAGCACCAACCGCAACTGTAATTGCCCGGCCAGTCGCAACCGCCGTGCCTTGTCCGGTTGCCTCGCCGGTGGTCGTCCCAGGGTCCGACAGCGCAAGAGCGGCACCAGTGCCGGTCGCCGTTCCGGCCGAGGCCGCGGTCGCTGTGGCCGTAGCCGCCGCAGTTCCTATTCCGTCTGCATCACCCGCCGACGCGCCGGTTGCCCGGCCGGTAGCAGTTGCAGCACCTATGCCATCGGCATCGCCTGCACCCGCGACGACGGTGATCGAGAAGCCAACACCGCTCGCAGCGCCGATGCCGGCCGCGGTGCCAGCCGATGCCGCGGTCGCCGTTGCAGTGGCCGTTGCCGTGCCGAGCCCGCTCGCCGTGCTGGCGGTGGCCGACTTGATGCCCGTACCAGTGGCCGTGGCAGCACCGACGCCGGCGGCCGTACCCTGCCCCGACGAGGTGACACCGACAGTCGTGCCTTCCGCAGTAGCCGCACCAATGCCGGCCGCCGTGCCGACGCTGACCGCAATGCCGGTGCCGGTGGCGGATGCAGCACCGATACCAGCAGCAGTGCCGGCCGCGATGGCAAGAGCAACACCGGTTGCCGAGGCAGCGCCAACACCCGCCGCCGTGCTGGTGTTCGCCGACTTGATCCCGGTGCCCGCCGCACTCGCAGCGCCGATGCCATCCGCGTCACCGGCGCCCTCGAGGATCGTGATCGATGAGCCGGTCGCAGCCGCGGTGCCGACACCCGCCGACATGCTGGCGTCCGCAGACTTGATGCCGGTGCCGGTTGCGCTCGCCGCGCCGGCACCGCTTGCCGAACTCGCATCGGCCGATTTGATCGCAGTGCCCGTGGCCGCAGCAGTACCGATGCCGTCCGCGTCGCCAACACCATCTGGCGCGGCCAGCGCCTCGCCCATCCACGAGGTGAAGCCGGACGGGCCGGTGTAGGTGAACTCCGCGCTCTCGGTGCGGAGGGTGACGGCCAGTCCTGCAGGCCCCCCTCCCGAATTATACGCCCACAGGCCAAACGCATTGTTTGCCAGTGACGAAATATCGAGGCCGTTCGCGCCCGTTGCAGGATCGGCAGCGGCGTTATTATTCCAAAGACCGTTGGCTTTGCGGAACCAAACTCGTTCCGCCCCCATATCAACAGCAAGACAAACGACATCGCCATTTGCAAGCGAGCTACCGACGTTCCCTATAAGGGTGCCACTATTAAAAATATTTCCGTTGAATGGGATTACATAGACCGCAGTGAGGGTACCAGTAAGAGAACCCGTCTTATCTTTTATGCCGCCTGCAGGATCAGTGGTTATAAGATTATCAAAAGACAGCTCTGCATAATATTTTCCGGCCGTACCAAGGGCATGGCTTGTCGTTGACCTAACACCACCAGCACTTGAACTTGCCGTTGCGGTCTTATCGCTGTTCGACAGCGTGACCGTTGCCGACTTGTCAGCGCCATCCCAAGCATCAGCAGTGCTCGGGAAGATCTTGAACGCGCCCGCGATGACGACGTGCCCAGCGGAGACAGATGCCGTAGCCGTGAGGTTGCCGGTCGCACCACTGGTCAGCTTGACTGCGTCGAAGATCGCCAGTGAGCCGTCAGCACCCGTTGTAACGAGATTGTCGGCACGCTCGGACCATGCCGTCGTCGGCGCGGTGGTGACCGTCGCGCCCGACGCGCCGGTCGGATCGGTCGCGTCGAACGCGGACCACGCCGCCTCTTGCCCGCCGCACGCCATTGCGACGATCAGGTCTTCGATCTGCGTGGTGGTCAGACCGGTGCCGCTGACCCCCAGCGTGTTGATTGCCGTGGTGAAGGAGGTTTGCGTGTCCAGCGGCGAGGACGTGTTGACGTTTCGATAGGCGACGATCCGCCCCTGCGCCTGGCTGGGCGCAACCGGATGGGTGAACGTCAGGTTCGGGTTGGACGCGCCCCGCACACAGTAGGCCATCAACCCGGAAGGGAGAGCGGAGCTGGTGGTTAAAGTGTTGTTGTTCTTCTGCTCTGCGACCAGCGTCCACTCGCCGCCGGTCGGCAGCGTGACCGAGGTGGTCGATGCAATACGCGACGTGATGCAGGCGACCAGCAGATCGCCCGCCGCCAGCGTGCCGGAAATGCCGGTGGTGACCAGCGCGTGCGCGGTGGTGGCGACGGCGACTTCGTTGGAGACGCCGACGAAGGCCCAAAGCGTGCCAATCGCAAAATCTAAATAAGGATCGTTTGTGGTTCCAGTCGCATCCGCAGTTTGAAAGGTCGCCTTATTATTTACCGTTGGAGCGACGTTCAGTCGCTCATTTTGGGAATGCACCAATAACTTGAGAGAGCTTATACGGCTCAATCCGGTAACATCGGAAAATGTAAAAGTGTTTCGCTGCGTTGCTGTTGGAACTGGTAAGGTACTGTAAAGCGTAAAACCGCCTAGACTATCTCCGGCGATTTTGTTGCCAGTTGACGTAACCTCGCGCACTTCCAGGTTATCGCCAGCAACAGCGACAACCGTGCAACGGAGTGATAACGATGTTGGTCCTGTACCAGACGGTATTGAGCTTGTATCAAAGATGCCAAAGTATTGGCCTATAGTATAATTCGGAGTACTAAAACTCTGGCCAACTGAAGCAGTTGTGTTAGCGGCACTTGCAAAACTCGTGCTATTTCTTTGTGTTGCATAACTTGTATTGATGCTTAAATCAACGTTGGTGTCCGCCGTGCTACCAAATATGCGAAAATAATTGGCCATCAGACGAAGCCTTCCAGCATTTCGCTGATGGCGGTTCGCAGATCTTCCTTCTCGTTGCCGGTCCTCTCGCGCGGCAACACGGGCGGGTTGGTGATGGTGATCTGGTGGGTGACTTCGGCAGGTCCGCGCGTGAACGTGACGTCGAGGAACAGGCGCCCCTCGCCGACCATGCGCGCATCGTTGATGCGGAACGTGTAGTCCTTGTGCGCCACGGCATCACCGCAGCGGATCACGCCGAGCAGCGCATTGGTCTTCAGCGCATAGATCTCCAGCGTCTGCGCGCGCTCGTCTTTCCTGCCGGCGCGGATCGCTGCGATCTGCTCGACAATGCCCATGTCATCGCCCGAACAGTTTTTTCACCGCATGCCGCCGCGCTTCCAGCATCCGGCCGCGCACGAACGGCGCGTCGGTCAGCCGTCCGTCGGCCTCAGCCTCGAGCACCGCATCGGTCATCGCCAGCGTCACGGCGGATTTAACTTCCGGATATCGCGAGTTGACCGAGATGCCGACGCCCGATGCGATCACCGGATAGATGCGCTGCGCCCGCGGTTTAAATTCATCCGGCAGCAGCGACGGATAGCCGTGATCGATCAGCCAGGCGTGCGAGTATGCGCGCAGCCTGAAGCGCACCAGTTCCGACTTGGTGCGCGCGAGATGGATCGCTGCAACCATGCCGGCGTCGTCGTGCTGCGGAAACTGCGGCGCCACCTTGCCCCACAGCCGGCGCATGCCTTCGACATCCACCGCCTCCAGGCAGGCGAGCAGCTCGCGCGAGTGGTACACGTTCAGTCGAGCGAGATCGTCGTCGCCGTGGTGAGGCGCGGCGTCACACCGTTGCCGGCCGCAATGGTCGGCGACACGGCGCCGCTCCACAGGATTGCCGTGGTGCCGCCACCGGTCTTGCCGGTGCTAAAGAAACTGATCGTGCCGCTGCCGCCGGTGCCGGCCGGGAAATCGATATTCGCTGCCGGGCTGACGACGCCGGTTGTCGCTGTGCTCCAGCCGGTCGAGCGCGCGACGTTGACACGCGCATAGGAGGTGTAGGTCGTCTCGCTCGACGACATCGTGCCGCTATCGGTCGGGTCGGCGGTCTGCAGCGAGACATGGATATTCGTCTCAGGCGAGGCCGTCGCGTTAACGGCATAGTTCGCCCAGGTCGTGGCGGAAAACACCAGATTCAGGATCGCATTCTCGGTCGCATCAGCTATCGACATTGCATTTCTCCTATCAGGCCGGCATGACCAGAACGAATTCCCGGATCCGCACGGGACCGCCGACCACGATCCGGTTGCTGTTCAGGCGGATGACCGCGTCGCCTTTGGTGTCGCTCACGTCGCACTCGAACACGATGCCGCCCGCAGCATCGACGATGCGCGCCTTGACGGCGGTGCCCGACGCCCTGGCAGACGGATCTTCGGCAATGGTGTTGAACGTGACGGTGCCGTTCACCGGAGGCTGCGCGCACGGCTTGGAGCATTCCAGCGAGGCAAGCACGATGCCCGACGATGCGAGCAGTTCGATCCGGCCATTGCCGCGCTCGCCGTCGATCAGGGTTGCGACCTCGTCGACCATCGCATTGCGCGCCGCGTCGGACAGACTGATCTGCATCGCTATTCCTCGAACGCCGCGACGATGCGGTTCTCGGCATCGCGCTCGAAGCGGAAACTGCGCGGCTTGGCGAACTGCTTCTCGGCGCCGGCTGTCCGGCCGGTGAATGGCTCGGCGAGCATTGCGGTGGCATTGGCCATTTCCGCTGCGACATCGCCTGGCGCCAGCACATCGATGCCGCCCTTGTGGCTTTCCGCCGTCAGCGCGTCGCGCACGATCGCCTCGACATGCAGCGCGCCGATCGCCTCGGTGATCTGCTCGATGGTCGGTGCAGCACCAGGCTCACCCTTCTCGCCGCGAACCGGCTCGTCGTTCTCGAGGCGCGTGAGCCGAAAGCCGAGCTTCTCGAGCTCGTCTTTGATCGGCGCGACCAGGTTGGCCGAATGGTCCTTCACCTCGGGAATGATGGCTTCCAGCAGGGCGGTGATAACGCGATGATCCATGATGCCCTCACGCAGCCAGCATCGATCGTGCGCCCCAGCGCGCGATGTTCTTGATTGCGGCAAGCTTCTCATCGTCCATTGGTTTGTCGGCGTTGTCGTCGTTGGCTGGTGCCGGTGCTGGTGCCGGTGTCTTCGACGCCCACGGATCTTCCTGCGCGTCGCGCTTGGCGAGTGCGGCCAGGCTGAAGTTCTGCTCCTGCAGGTATGGCGACTCGCCGCCCTTGACCGGCTTGAGGTCGAGCTTGCCGCGGCCTTCGTTCGGCGCCATCACGCCGGCGCCGACCGCATCGCGGATCGTGGCGATCTGCGTCGTTGAGTCCATGCGCAACAGTGTTTCGGTGTCAAATTCGGTGCCCAGGCCTTCGCCCCAGCCGATGCCGAGCGCGTGATCAAGCGACTCCTCGATCTCCTCGATGTGCGACTGCAGCGCCTGCGAATAATATTCGACGTTGAGCGCCTGCACGTTGTTGTAGGAGGGCAGGGCGCCGACGCCGACCTTGTAGGGCGGCACATGATAGACGCTGCAGACGACCTCGGCGGACCATTTCAGGTTCTCGATCATCTGCACTTCGACGTTGGTCATCGGCAGTTTTTCATATTTCGCACCGCCCGACAGCACAGCAACGCGCCCGAGGTTCTGCCGGGAAAAACGCTGCTCCCATTGTTCCTTGATGCGCTGTTCCTGAATTTCGCTGATTTCGCCTGGCGCGGTGAGAATGCCGCCCGGCGTCGAATTGTTCTGGAACAATAGCGCCGACGCCCGCTGTGCATTGAGGCCGAGCATGCTGGCGAGACCGGAAGCAAACACTGGCGGCGTGCCGACCAGCGGATGAAACAGGCAGTTCATCCGATCGTGGATGATCTCGCGCGCCGGAACGGTGATCTCGCGAATACCGGCGAGATTGTCGCCGCTCACTTTATAGAACACGCTGCCATCGTCCGACACCAGCGGCTGCACCCGCGTCGGATCGAGAACGTGCAACGCGATCACCACGTTGCGGTTGTCGCGCACCTTCAGCACGTAGGTGTTGCCGCGCGACAGCTTCGACAGCACCCAGCATTCCCAGAACTGGTTGCGCGTCTGGTAATCGTTCGGCCGGCGCAGCACCGGCGAGAATGCCGGGTTGGTCGTCTCGGACCAGATCTCGTTGGCGTCCTTCTCGACCAGCTTGACGCGCAACTTGGCGATGTCGCGCGCGATCAAAGTCTTGCAGGCAAAGTCGGCATGAAACGAGGTCGCCGTGTCGGTGTTGATCGAAACGTTCTGCTGCCAGGCGCCAGGATATGATTCGTGGATGATCGGATACCCGCCCCAGCTGCTGCCATAGGGCACAGAGCTGAGCGCCTTGTGTTCGCCGGTGAACGGGATCGGCAGGCCGAGGATGCGCATCAGGTCATGACTCGGCGATGATGGTGAAGGTCCGGCTGGCTGTTTGTATCACCGAGCCGAAGCGAGAGCCGGAACGAAACTTCATCCAGCCGACATTGGCAGGCAGCAGCTCCACCCGGATGACCGTTCCCGGTAAGATATTGAGCGTGACCTCGCGGGTATTCTGGTCGCAAAGATCGCCGAACGTATTGCCGTCATAGGAGATCAGAAACGAGAGCAGTGCCGGCGTCCACCCGGACGGCATATGGCAGAATGCTGCGTCGCCAGCCGATAGGTCGATCGCATTGGAAATAGACTGGCCGGCGGGGATTGTCGCTGAGACGACGACTCGAGGCATTGGTCAATCCCCGCCGGTTATCGCTATGACGTCTTCGGTTCCGACCGGGGCCGTGAGAATGACCGACCCTCGGGCCGACCCTCCTGCGCTTCGTTGGCCAACGCGGCCTTGGTGTCGTAGCCGAGCGGCACATTCGCTACGACGGTTTTTCTGATGACGGTCGGCCCGCTGCCGTCCGGCTCCTTCTCGTCGACCTGAATGCCGAGCCGGGCGAGATCGTTTTCCTCCTGCGTCGGTGTCGGCTGCGCCGAGTCCATCCGCTCCATTGCCTCCTCGTTGGCAACGGCGCGTTCTTCGTTCGCGTCCTGCAGCATTGCCTTGACGTCGGGACTGTCCTTGGTCTTGCGAAGTTCCTTTGCCATGTTGATGGCCTCCTGTTTCATGTGAAACGAACAAGCCGCATTGGCGCGGCTTGCATCAATCCTGGTCTATCAATTCCAGGTCATGGTCTGCGTCCAGGCAACGACGCCGGTTCGCCGCATGCCCCAGTTCAGGTCGAGCAGCATGCGCACGCCGATGCAGTCGGTCTGCCAGAGCGAGCGCACCGGCGCGGCCACGGTGGCGGGCGAACCGACGGTCGAGATCGCCAGCGGCGTCGTGTCCTCCATATGGATCGTCGCCTGGTCGGACACATCGAACCGCGGCGTGTCGCCGGTCACGGACACGAAGTCCGCGGCATCGACCAGCAGCATGGTGTCGGCCGTGACGTTGCTGCTCGAGATGACCGGCATGCCTTGCAGCGTTCCCGACTGTATCTCCTTGAACGGGAATTCGCCGCCGCCGGCAGTCGCCGGCAACAGCGAGGCCGCCAGGATATCGGCCGGGTTCATGATCCAGACCGGCGAGCGCAGATTGCCGTTTGAGCCGGTGATCAGTGCTCCGGTCAGCCCGCGGATATCGCCGATCAGTGCGTTGATGCCGGCGCCCGCAGTAGCTGTCGTGGCAGAGACACCGGCTTTCAATCCGGCCGGGCGGGTGGTCGTCGCCGCCGTGGCATCGAGCAGCACCGAGTCAATCGCGACTGCAGTGTCCTCGATGATGGCTTGGCGGATCAGACCCTCGATCGCAGGCGTCGAGTGCTCGGCGATGTCACGGGTGAACACGCTGATGACGGCCATTTTCTTCGGCGTGAAGGTGATTGCCGAGAATGCGCCCTGCCGCACCGGGATAGCCGCTCCCTGTGCCACAAAGCTGCCGGCAATCGTCGGCGTCGCCGCCCGCGTCGGCATCGACACGATGCCCGATTGGCCGAACGAGAATTTCCCGCCACGCGATGCCAGTGCCGGATAAACCGAATTCGGCATCAGTGCCGCGAAGAATTCCGCAATCGACGTATTGACCAACTGGCTGGCCCATCCCGACGTCACGGTGTCGGCCGGTACCGTCGCCGAGCGCGTGATCACGTTGAGCACCGCCCGCGTCGGCTCGTCGTCGCCGTATTCCTGCTTCATCACCTCGTAGGGCGACTGTTTGGTGCAGTGCGCCTTGAGTTTGCACACCAGCGAGCGCAGCACGTAATCGCCCTTCGGGATTCGTGGTGCCACCGTCGCATAGGCCGCCAGGCCGCCGCGCGCGAGGCTTCCCTCGTGGGCGGTCTCGGGCGCCTTGGCCACCGGCTTTGCCTCCACCGCTTTTGTCCTCTCGATCTGGCGCAACCGCACCAGATCCGCGTCAACCGCCTCGATCTCGCGACCGAGATTGTCGATCTCCTCTGCCTCCTCGGCGCTGGTGGTGCGGTCTTCGTCGAGGCTCTTCTGCATCACGGCTTCTTGACGCGCCGCGCTCGCGGCACGCTTGTTTTCCAGCATCGTGATTTGCTCTGCGGTCGTTTTCATTTTGATGCCCTCCAGGGCAATCGGGTTTGATCGTCCGGAGGCGCCCGGTGGGTTGAGATGCACACCGTCGCGAGCGTGCTGGCCTGTCGCGGCCCGCTGCGCGGTGTCGATCGAACGGATCATGGTGATGGATGCTTCTTGGTTTGCCGCGATAGTGACCGCCGACAACTCCAAGAAATCCCATTTCTTGAAGCGAAGGCCTTTCGTTGTGGGAATGACCTCATGTTCGAGCGACTTGAAGCCGATCGACAGACCCGGCACGAGGCCAGCCTTCATCAAGGCCGCACGCTGATCATTCTCGGCGGTCACACCCTTGGGGATCCGCGCGACGATCGCGATTCCGGCCTTGCTGACATCGGCATGAGTAACCTGGCCGAGCGGCTGATCGCTTTTGTGTTGCCAAAGAAGCGGCAACGGCAACTTGAACCGCGCGCCCATCGGCTCAACGACATCATTCATGCGGTCGGCCGCAGGCGTCGTCGCCATGCCGGTGATCGTGAGAAAGCGCGCGTCCTCGTCGACCTGCTTGATTTCAAGCAGTGAGTAAGCCCGGTTGAGCATGGAATGACCTCAGTGTGCCGCGCGCTTGGCGCGCGCGTGGATGTGGCAACCGCAACTGGTCTTGACGCCGCGCTTGAGCTTGTAGGTCCACGCCTCGATCTCGCCGCCGCAATCGCAGCGGCACAGCCACCAGCCACCGAGATGCTTATTCGTTCGCACCAGCGGATAGAGCGTCACCAGGGCGCCGAAGCGCTGGCCCGTGAATGAAGCCTCGACCTGATTGCGAGTCTTCGCGGCTTTGGCCTGCGTGCGCTCGCGCAGGCGCCGGACAATCTCGTCGCGGTTGGCCCAGTAGTAATCGCGGTAATACTGCCGCGGTGTTTTACCGGCGATAGTTTTGTGGAACGGCATCCGTTGTGAGGGTTTCTGTCGGAACACAATTCCATTTGGTGCCGTCCCAGTGCGAGGTGATGCACTGGGACGGTGGCGGCTGGGCCGGGAGCGTGGTGGTTGCCGTGATGGTGACGCACAGCCATCCCTGCTGATTGTATTGCAGCGCCCGGTTGGGGCCTGTGCAGAATGGTGGTGCCCAGCCTTGAGCGGCTGCCTCAAAAGGGACCAGCAGCAGGACAATGGCGAGGATGATCTTCACGCGCGCCTCATCCGCCGGCGTGCAAGGGCAAGCAGGCCGCCACACGCCATGATCAGACCCGGAATACCCGCGCCGACGACGGGACCGGGAACGGCCTGTGCTTGGAAGAAGAACGAATCCGGCCCATCGTTCGCGCCCGAGATGCGGGCGTAGAACAGCAGGTCGTCATTAGCGTTGATGCCGTCGAGCGTCAGCCCGGTCAGCGTGTAGTCGGGATAGCCCGTCCCGTTGTGCAGGCTCGGCAACAGCGTCCCGCCCGGTCCCGGCGAATAGCTCGCCAGCACCGTGTGGGTCGTGAGATTCAGGAAGAAGAACGACTCAAGCGTCTGCGCCTGCGAGGTGTCGTTCATGTCGATCCCGATCGAGAACGTCAGCGCCGGGTCAAACGCCTGCAGGAAGCCCGCCTTGTACGCCGTGCCGATCGTGTCGCCGGCGAGGTGGTCGCGCACGATGCCGCTGGAGAAGAACGCCAGGTCGGTGTTGTTGCCCGTGTTGCCAAAATCATTGTAGCCGAAATTGTTCAGCGTGTTCGGGTTCTGCTGCGGCTGATTGGCCCCGCAGATGATGCACGGCGTGTTGCGCGGCTGATTGTCGGTGGGTGCCGGTGTTGATTCCAGCCCCAACGGCGTGCCACCGAGCGTCCAGATTTGTCCGCCGAGCGTGATGGTGTCGGCATATGCGGGAGCAGACAGCAAGCCGAGCACGGCCGCCGCCAGGAGCAGGCGTATCATGGCACGAGTCCTTTGGTTGGGTCAGTTCAGGCGAAAAACAGTCGGACTTCCGGCGCGCCCTTCGGCTTCGGGTCGCGCACCATCACGATCACTGCGTCCATCAGTGCCATCCACGGGTCGATCTTGGCATCGCCCGCATTCTGCTTGGTCGCGCGGATTGCCGTGGCCGTTGGCTCGATCTTCACGTTGCCGACGCACCAATCCATCAGCTTGTTCGGCGCATGCTTCAGCGTGCCATTCTCGACTTTGCGCTCGGCGGTCTTGATCGCGTTCATCATCGCGTAGCCCTGCGGCGCGCCTATGACTTGGTCGCCCTCCTGCGTGATCTTGATGGCACGCAGAGCCTCGACAAACTCGCCAATCCCGGCCGGATCGACCGCCACGCACGCAAGCAGTTTCTTCCTATTGATGTCGTCGATCAGCTCGACGATTTCCTCGATGTCCTCGACCGCATGCTCGACGATCGTGAGCTCGCCATCGGCCTGTGCCGCCTCCAGCCGCGATGCGATCGACTTGCGCCGCTCGAGCACGCTCTCATGACACCAGGAGTGCGTCCATGCGAGCCAGTCGCGCGTCTCGCGGCAACGCCCGAGCACACACACACCGAACAAGTCATCGAGCCCGCCGCCATCAATTCCGACGACAACAACCTCGGATCGGATCAGGATTTCCTCGAGCGTAAGTGCCGGGTCCTCGGCATCGGTCCAGAACTCGGCTCCGGCCCAGCCATCGGCCTTCATGGCAACGCCCATCTCGATGTTGAGATGCTGCGAAGCCCAGCGGCGAGTTTCCTCCTCGCCCTTGGCACGCGCCTCGTCGTGGTCGGCAATCACCCGATCGAGCGTGATAGAGCGCCCGAGGTTCGGCAACACCATCCGCCAATTCGCCGTGTCGCGCCATGAACCGTCGCGCTGCATCGCTTCCGGAAATTCGTACAGCATCGGAAGCATCCGGCTTTTCTGCAGCTTCCCGTCGCGAATGGCACGCGCGTATTCCAGTTCCTGCCGGAATACGCCGGCCGGCAGCACGTCGCTCTGCGTCGTGATGAAGATCAGGAATGCTTCAGGATTGGCGATCATGCCGCCACGAATCTGCCCGACCACCCGCATCGCATACGACATGCTCGACATGAGATGCAGTTCGTCGACCAACACTCCCACCGGTTTCGCGCCGGTCATAACCTTC